AAGTTATCTTAATATGTGGATAAGTAAATAAATATGTGTGGCATTTCTGCCACACACACTGTAAAGACTACTCTTCGTCTTCTTCGTCTTCATCTAGATCAAAGTCTTCGTCTTCGTCTAGTTCATCCTCGTATGATACGTGAGCATCATCTGGATTTATCTTTAGCTCAAGATCATCTAAGAGATCTTTTATCTCATAGATAATATCTTCAGCAGATTTTTTCTTTTTTGCCATAGCTAACTCCTATAGTTGGTTAGGCAGTGGCGAGATAAAGTTAATTGAATAATAAGTAAATAAAATTATTTTTTATAACTCTTTGAATTATAAATAAAATTTATTTATTTTTGTAGATCTTTTCTATTGTTTCTAAATAATTATTCCAAAATGATTTAACGTCTGCTGCATAATCATTAAAGAATTTATTCCAATAGTTTTTAATATCTGAATAGTTGTACATATTATTTCCTTGTGTAAAAGTTATATTCACTATCTGTGTAAATAGGCATAGAAGCTATATATGTTGCAATGCACAATTATCAAGAGGTATTATTTAATATTTAAATGTATCTTTATAGATTCAATAAGATCATTAACTACATGCTCATACTTCCAGCCAATGTATATTCCTATTGTTAATGATATTAGGATTAGGATTGTTGTCATATTAGTTTTTTTGTTAGTTTGTTAAGAAAAGACTTATGGTCTTTTTGAGTTTAAGAATTATCTAGCCAATAAAAATATTGATATAATTGGACTGTCGGTTAAATTTCTTGAAGCACCTGTAACATCATTTACTCCACCCACGTCATTGTAATAACCTCTGCCACCATTATTAGACCATCTAATACCTATTGGATTTGTTCCACCATTTGTAATGTTACTTGGGTCACTAAAATAAGATAAAATTTGGTTACCGCCTTCGTGTGCATTATCTTGCAAACTTACAAAACCATTTGTTGGCAAACTATTAGGATTTAATGTACTTAAATTTACTCCTCTAGCTTGAAAACCACTTGAACTTTCTCCTGCGTGAGCATTTGTAAAAGTATCACTAGGTATTTCTGGTAAAGAATTATATCTAAATAAATTTGCATAAATATTTGCAGTATTTAAAGCTCCACTTGCTTGTTGTGGTATCAAAAGCAAACCAACTTGATTATTAATATAATTTATTTTTGTTGTTCCTAAATGAAATGTTGCTTGATTAGAAATAGAACCTACTTGACTATTTGTATTAATATCTGTTTGAGCTGAACTTGATTGATAACGTAATCCAACTAAAGCATAGGCATAATTATTATATTTATAGAAATATAGTTGTTCAGAAGAACCAGAAGAAGTTTTAATATAATATTGATTTCCATTTACAACGTGGCTATCTCCATCTGAAACTGTGTTAAAAGCTCTTGCACTAGAAGAACCATCTAAACCTAAATTAACAATTATATTAAAAGCTCTATCTACTGTTTTAGAATTTGCAGTTGCTCTTAAAGTAAAACTATATGTAGTTGAAGAAGCAACGTCTGTGGGGTCACCACTAATAGCTCCTGTTGAAGAATTTAAAGTAAGTCCAGCAGTAGTTAAAACTGTTCCGCCTGTTTCAGAATAACTTACAGTATCTCCATCTGCGTCTGTCGCAGATACAGTTACGTGAGTTCCTGTTGATTTATCTGTAATAGTTGTAAGTGTTCCTGAAGCTGTACTCCAAGTTGGAGATACATCTACATTAATTTGATTATCTAAAGTTCCTGATAAACCAGAAGAATTTACAACTCTAACATCGTAAGGTTCTTTAGCACCCACAAAAGAACTTCTAGCAATAACAGCACTAATAGTTGTTGAGTTAGTAACTGTAGTTGTTGATGCTGTAATTTCTGTGGCATCACTTCCTATAAATTTAACAACTGCACCAGATTGAAAATTACTTCCTGTTATAGTGAAAGTAATATTACCGCCTTCATCACTAGCAACTTCTAAAGGAGATACTGCTGTAACTGTAGGTGGACTATCTATAACCTTAAACTCTGTACCTGTATAATATTCAGCTAATCCTGTTTCAGAATTAAAACGTATTTGACCAGCAGTAGAACCTCGTTGAGCAGTTGTACCTGATGCAACTTTAGTTCCTTCAGTTCCTGTGTCAGATATATTTACAAATCCTGTACCTAGATTGGCAATAGTTCTGGCTTTAGTCATATTAATTATATTAGTTTATGTTTGTTAAAGTTGCAAATTTTATTCATATTATCTCGCTGTAGCTGGTACGTTATTAGTTCCTACTAATGGATTTTCAGCAAATGCCATGTAGATGTATGTTCCACCTGACCCATTGGTATCTGTATTAGAACTTCTTGCTTTAAAACCATTTGAATAGAAATCAAATTGATTATTTCCTGTGCTTTCTGCATTAGTTAAATTTGGAAATAATTGTTTATCTGTTAAATTAAATGTGTTTCTAACACTATCGTACATATACCATTGACCACCACTAGTATTAGTTTGTTTAATTATAATCATAGCAGGTTTAAATCCTGTATAAACAAATGTTCCATCAGTTGAACCATTACCAGTATATGAACCAAATTTGCTAAATCCTTTTACTTCAGCGAAGCAGTAAGCGATAAATGATTGACCACTTTCATTTACATCAGCATCATTTCCTAATGTTATAAGAGTAGATGTTGGAGAAGTATTATTCCAAAAAACAATATTTGTTCTTGGTACTTCAGTTGAATTAAGTAAATGACTTTTTGTATTTCCTAGAGATTTATGAAAACCTTGCCAATTTCTTCCACCTAAACTTCTATTTTTAACTATTGTAAATGCAGGTGCAACACCTAAACCATGTCCAAAAGTAGCACCACTTGTTCCATTACCAGTATAACTTACAATACTAAATCCACTTGTTGTATTAGCTGATACTGTGCTTGTGATAGTTCCTGAATTGTTTGATACTCCAGCACCATTTGCGTCCCAATTCCATGAAACAAATGTTTCTCCACTTTGATTTACCTTGTTATAAAATCCACCAAGAGTAAATCCATCACTATTAAAAGCTGTTAAACTACCAGAAGTGTCATCTCCCTCAGAAGCTGTTCCATTAGTTTGTAAATTTTTATTAACACCTCTAATTACATCAAATAAATTATGTCCATGAGTTGCGTTGCTTCTAACTTTAATCCAAACAAAATCTGGGGAAAAATTAAGACCAGTAATAGAATTTGTTGCACCAGTACCAGTATATAACTTTGTATCAAAATAATTACTTGGTTTATTAATTGTTGTGTAAGCCATTAGTTTATCTCCTATCCATAGACGTTAATATTTTTAGTACACAAACTGTAATATCCAGTAGGTGGTTGATATTGGAATTTACCTAAACCTGCACCATCAGAATAAGGTGATGAGATTGCTGTTGTTCCAAAGAAACCAGTACCGAAGTTTACATTTGTATTTTCACTTGAGCTTCTAGTTTCTAAAATAAACATAAAAGTTCTTCCAGCATAACTACTATCTAAAGTCCAAGTAGGATTTGATCCTGTTGCAGGATTACCTGTTGAGCCAGATAAATTATAATATGTTCCATTAATGCCTATATAAAATCTATTATTATCTCTATCTAAAGCAAATTGTAATATATTATTAGCAACAAAATTTGGAAAACCAGCAGATTGAGCTCTTGAACCATTGGTATCAGCATAGGCATAGGCTGTTCCAGCATTCTGTAATCCATAAATACCAACAGTACCATCATCTGCTATATTAATTTGTTGTTTAGCTGTATCTAAACATATTCCATATAACAGACCACTAGCTGTTCCTAATACTTTTGCTTCCCAGTACCATTTACCACTAGGTACTCCAAATGTACTTCTTACATTTGCATCATTTGTACTATATGTTGTTGTTAAATTTCCATTTGAAAGAGTAACTCCTGTATTTGCTAAAGGATTTAAAGTACAAAAAACATTTGAAGGAGTATCTACAGTTTGTGTAGGAGTTCCATTAACAGTAAAGTTATTTCCATTACCTGAACTATCTGTTCCTAATGAGCCAGAGTTTTCAAACTTTAAGAAGAAACCATTTGTTCCATAAGAACCTGTATATGCTTTAGGTTTCCATATTCCTGTTGTTGCATCTGTTTCTCCGAATGATGATGCGTCTAATTGCTGACCATCTATGAAATATACTGATGCCATTGAACCATTAAAATAATTATCTATAACAGAACCATATTGTAAATTACCTACTTGAATACTTTGTCCATTAACATTAATAGTTGAAAAATTTGCATTTTGAGAAGGATATGTTGCTGTAGTAAAAGACGTTATTTGATTTCCATTAACATACATTTTTGCTCTATTACTTGATGTAGCTTGCGTTGTATCTACCGCAATAACAAGATGATACCAAGCGGAAAGATCTCTATAAATAGAAGAACTTTGTAATAATATTTGATCACTTCCACCAGATATTAAATACACAGCAAATGATTCATCAGAACTAAAATAAATACCTCCTCTATTGGTATTAGAGCTATAAGAATTTAATAAACCAGAATAACTACTATTACTTGATTTTTTTACCCAAGTTGAAAAAGTAAATTTTTGAGTATTACCACTTCCTTGTGTTCTTTGTAAATATGTACTAGCCATTAGTTAAACTGTGCTCCATTGTTAATTCCAACTGTTATAGTTATGCTGAAAGCTCTATCAGCAGTTTGTGATTCTCCATCTGTAGCTCTTATTGTAAACGAATAAGTTGTGTCAGCAGTAGCACCACTTTCTGTTCCACTTATCACACCTGAACCAGAATTTAAAGAAGTTCCTCCGGGTAAAGATCCTGAAACAACAGAATAAGAAACAGCTGAATCAGATGTCGCAGCAACAGTAGCTGATACTGAACCACCACCACTAAATGTTCCAAGAGTTCCTGCAGCTGTAGACCATACTGGTGCGTCAGATACAGTTAATAATGCGTTAGTTGATCTTGCAGCATAACCATCATTATTTTCAATTCTAATAAAATATGTTCCATCAACTGTAATTGTAAAGTTAGCACTGATAGAAGTTGAGGATGTAAATGATACAGAGTTTGCTCTAATGATTGCACCTGTAGATGAATTAACAGCTTCTACAATTGGAACAGATACAAAGTTAGTTCCTGTAATTGTAATGCTTTAACTTTTAAAACTTGTCCAGCAGTTCCTAAAGGAGGAACGTCATTGGCATCTGTAATACTAAAGTTAGCTAATTGGAATGTACCATAAGCTACTACTTCTAAAATATCTGATACTGCAGCACCTGTTGTTAATACGATTGAAGTTCCATTACTTGCAGTAAAGTCTGAACCATTAACTAATTTAATACCATTTAAATAAACATCTAAAAATCCAGCGTCATAAGAAAGAGTTGCAGAGTTATCATCTGGTCCAGTAAATGTAGTCTGACTTGCTGTTGCAGTATATTTGAATCTATCTGCTGTACCATTAACTGAACTACCTGCATTAATCCAACCACCAGAAGAATAAACCTTCATAGTGTTAGAAGCAGTATCAAAATATAAATCTCCTAAATCTAAACTTGTAGATGGAGCTGTACCACTTACTCTGTATCTAGCAGCAAAATCATTTACTGATCCAATGTTTGTTGAAACATCATTAACAGAAGCAATGTTTGTAGCGACTGTATTAACATTAGCAATATTATTTCCTACGTTATTTACATTAGTAATATTATTAGCAACTGTATCAATCTCAGATTGAACTTCAGCTAAATCATTTGCAACAGCTTGAATTTCTGTAAGTTTATTTTCAACAGCAGCAATATCAGCAGAGATAGTAGCAACTGCTGTAATGTCAGCAGATATACCAGCTAGTGTTGTAATGTTTGCATTAGCACCTGCAACTGTATTTATGTTTGCAGAATTTGATGCAACAGAATTTATGTTTGCAGAGTTACCAGCAACAGAATTAATATTTACAGAATTACCTGCTACGCTATTTACGTTTGCAATATTAGTTGCAACAGAATTAACGTTAGCAATATTTGTTGCTACTGAATTTATATTTGTAGAATTAGACGCTACAGAATTAATGTTAGATGAATTACCAGCAACACTTGTTACATTACCTGATATTCCAGCAACAGTTGTAACATCAGCTGCTATACCAGATACAGTATTAATATTTGTTTGATCACTTGTAGTTGGAGTTGTTCTTCTCCAAGTTGTATTACCTAGATCATAAACTTTCATTACATTGTTTGTAGTGTCAAAATATAAAGCACCATCAATCAATGCATTTGAATCATTATCTAATGTTGGATCAGTTGCTTTAGCACCTAAGTATCTATCATCAAAAGAATCATAACTAGATGCAGCTGAAGCGGCAGAAGCAGCGGAAGCTGAGGCACTAGAACTAGAAGCTGAGGCAGAAGAACTTGCAGCAGATGCACTAGAACTTGCAGATGATGCAGAACTAGCAGCATTACTAGCAGATGTAGAAGCTGCAGAAGCGGAAGCAGCGGCAGCAGTTGCTGAAGATGTTGCAGAAGCAGCATCAACTAATAAATCCCATTTAGCAGAATCAGCGTTAGAAGTGATAGGTTGTGTTCCAGTAGAAGTATGACCAGTATTACATAAATAAATATTATTGTTTGATGTATCTTTTACTATATCTCTTGCAGCATAAGTTACACCTGCACTCCAGTTTCCTCTATAAGTTCCAAGTTCTTGTGATACAACTAACTCTCCATTAGAATCAAAACCAAATATCTTTCCAGCTCTAGCTGAAGAACCTACAGTAAACTCTGTAGAGTTCATTGTGTTTGTTTTAGATAATTTAATTGATCGTGTTACTTCTTCTTGCAATTGTTGAATTGCCATCATTGCTCTGTCTAATCCTTCTTCATGGGATTCAGCAGGAAATGGATCGTTAGCAATATAATCTATGGCTTGTGTCTGTGGAAGATTGCGTCTTAATACAACTGTTTCAGTAGATATTGGAATATTACCAGCAGTGAATGTAATAGATCCACCTCCAGCATTACCAGCACCTGATACTGTATAATGAGTTGTTAATGTCTTAATGGTTTCTGTACCATTAGCTGAACGAATGATTACTTGTAAATCTGAATTAGCGAATATCTTAAATGTATAACTAAACGTGGCTGTTGAACCATCACCATTATAACTATTTCTAACTGTAGTTGAAGATATTGTCATATTTTAATTTCTATATACTATTTTACAAAATTATCTACTATCATATTATTAATATTTTTAATAACCAAAGCATTTTGTAATGCAAATAAAGATGCTGTTTTTTTAACATCTCTTTGTGATGGTGTATATTCTGGATCAAAAGCTAATTTAGCTCCCATTTTGATAGTACTATAAGTATTATCAATTAAATCAATTGTAGGTATTCCACCAAAAAGACTTGTAGATAATCCAGTATTTCTTCCATAACCAAATAAATCTTCATCTGAAAATAGAGAGTGTATTTGCGAAAGTCCAGCAGGAATTAATGTAGACCAAGAAGATCTTAAGAAAGATACTTTAGCTAAATTTTCAGCAGATAAATGTTTATCTAAGTATTCTTTTCTATTATTCATTCCTATTGAATTTATATAAATCTGAGTTGCATAAAACATTGACGCACCAATCATAGAAGAAATAAATTTTGAATATGTTACAAAATCAGTTCCTCTTGTTTGACTTAAAGTATACAATCCATTAAGCAATTGTTTTTCATAAGCAACAATACTAAAATTTCTAAACTGAACTAACAATTGTCCAAAATCAGTTGTAAACCATCTGTTCATTGATCCTAAATCATTTTTTTGAACAACACGATTTATCCATCTATTAATACCAACAGTGTAAGCAACTCTTGATTCAACATCCCATTTATCAAGTTGCAACTCTCTGAACGATCCTTTTTCAAATGTAGCAAATTCTTTAATACTTTTTGCTATTCCATTAAATTCTTTTTCAGTCCAGCCTAATTGTCTGTATCTAATAATATCTCCAGTATCTAATTTTTTAAAAATATCTGTAGTTCTAAATTTTTTTGAAAGTTCTAATATGTTTTCAACTATAGCTGTTGTCATTGCTTTTGCTCCCCATATTTGAGTAAGCATTGTCATTGGATGTAATCCACTTATATCTGCAACAAAAGTTTTAGCTTTACCACTTAATATTTCTGCATTATCTAATTTACCTCCACCAGTTTCAATAGGAATATTTCCTTGATAATCAGTTCTTGCAGTTGGTGAGAACATGTATTTTTCTAATCCTGTAGCAACTCCATAAGATTCAAGCTCTCTTATTAAAGGATCATTTATTTTTATATCTCCAGATTTTAGTCTGCTAAACAATGTATTTAATTGTGGCATTGATTTTAAAGATGTTGTCCAACCTGCTTCTGCTAACGCTGAAAATAATTCAGAACCTTGTGCAAATCCAACCTGACCAAATAATCTTAAAAAGTTATAATCACCAATTAATCTTGCTATTCTTCTAACAGTCTGTCCAGTTGGATCTTTAAGTTCTAAAGGATTTTGTCTGCCAAGAAGAGATGCTGCAACAACTTCAATCATATTCATATGATCTTCAAAGTCTTTATATTGAGTATTAAATTTATTATTTTCTCTTAATCTATTTAAGAAAGCATCAAATTCAGCATTGTTTTTAAATCCACCAAATCTAGCCATTGCTGCTTGACCAATAACTTGATTAGAATATCTTGTTAAAAGTTTTTCTAAGTTTCTTTCGCTTAAATCTTTAAGACTTAATGATCTAACCTTACCATCTCTTACAGATCTAACATCAACTCTAGCATTAAAATCAAATGGTATTCTTTGTCTAGCATTAGGATCTAATGTGTTACCTGTTGGTTTTTTTATTTGTTTAAAAATTTCGTCAATTTGATTTTTATCTAAATCTAAATCTTGGAAAAACTCTCTTAAAGCAGCATCATTTGTTCCTTGAAATGCTCTTGAGAACATTGATTCTCTTCCATAATATTTATTAGAAGTGATAGTATCAACAATACCATTTATCATTCTGTTAAAAACTTTCTCTCCTAATTTTGGTTTTAAATCTTTAACAGCATTTGCGTAAATAGATCTTACTTGATCTATTCCATATTCATTTACAGCATCAATAACTTTAACTTTGCTATGAACATGAGGAACGTAATTTTTAATTTTTCTTAATTTTGCTATTTCATCCCAACCTTCTCTTCCTGATTGAGCAACAACACTAAGTATTTCATCAAATGCTCTTGATGCATAATTTCCATGTAATTGCATTTCTTTTGTTATTGCTTTTGAATTAACAAGCATCTCTGGATGTTCAATAAAGTCTGTCATTAGTTCATTAAATCTTTCATTATTTAAATGTGGATTCATTGAAGTATTATCTTTATTTAATTTTTTCCATGAACGATAAGCAACTTCTCTTGTTTTATGATAATCTGATAAAATTGCAGTTAAAGTTCTCTCTTTAAACTCAAGCATAGTATCTCCAGAAGATGATCCAATAATAGGATCTGGCACTGCTCTCTCAACCCATTTTCTTATTAATGGATCTTGTGATTTATTTAAAGATGCAGACATACTAAATCTTGGTATTGGAATAAAACCAAGAAACTTTTTAGTTCCAGTTCTAAATTGTTCTTCTACTTTTGCTATATTATCAATATTATCATCTAATACAGATGGAAGTTTAGGATTATCAGTTACAGTAAAATCATATTTATTTTTTGCTTCACCCTGATACAATCTTCTTCTTCTTAAAACATCTTCACTCACATTTCCTTTTATTAAGTTTGCAAATTCAACAGATTCAGCATCAGATTGAGAAGTTAGTAGTTTACTAGCCTCAACGTGCATTTTTTTGTAAGGAATTTGTATTTCCTTCGGAACTCTTCCTAATGCTCCAAATGGAGCTCCTAATAAAAAACCACCATAATAAGCATACTTTATATCTTCTTCACTTTTAAGTGGATCTAAAGCATACAATCCAGATTCAATTAAAGCGTTTTCAGTTCCAACTATAGATCCGAGCTTAATTGCTCTTCTAAGTCTTTCTGCTTTTGTTCCATATATTATTGGAGCAACTAAACCTCCACTAGCTACTGATAAAAGAATATTTAATGGATCTACAGTAGCAGCCAACATTCTTGCTCCTATACCACCCCATCCAAGTTTTGAAATTTCATTTTCTATTTCTAGTCTTTCATCTGCTTGTTTCTTTATGTGATAGAAATGAGGTTCTGATTTTGCTTCAAGAAAAGCGTCTTGCATATGCTGAGGATATGTTTCAATAATATCAAACTGTTCTTTAGTAACTCTATAATTATCATCAAGTTCAAATGGATTTAATCCACTTTTAATTACATCAGCTCCTTTATTGTAAGCAACTACTGCAAAATTATCTAAGGTAGTAGCTTTTAAAAATCCTTCAAAGAAATTATATTTGCTGTCAAATTTTCCTTGTTGTTTATCTATAAAATATTTAACATCATCTGGAACTTGAGATATTGGTTTATTTAATCCTAATTCATCTACTTTAAATTTAAGTCTTGTTGGTTTTTCTTCTAAAGGATTAGCAACTGTTTCAGTTGGTTTAGTTTCTGATACTGGTGTTTCTACTGATGGTATTAATTCCGGTTGAGCAGTTTGCTCTGAATTAATATTAGTAGTTAAATTTTCACTACTCATTATTTATTTTTTTTCTTTAGTTAAAAAATCTTGTCTTTGTATATTTCCAAAACTAACAGCTTCAGATTGAATTTCAGGAAGAGCAAATGAATTTATTGTATTTCTTCTTTCCTCATATTTATTTACAAAATCTTTATATCTTTTATCTGATGCAATAGGATAAACCTTTTTTTCTAATTCAGCTTGAGTTAAATATAAAGAATTAAATTTATTATCATCAAAATCTCCTTGAGCATTTTGGAATGTAGTTAATGGAGAATATGGAAACTTTTTATTTACAATTTTAATACCAGCTTGATCATTAAATAGATTTGGTTCAACATCAATAGCAATTAAATCTTTAAGATTATTGTTTTTTTTATCTATAACACCATCATTCCAAAGTTTTTCAATATAAAATTTAACAGATAAATCGTGATACTCTGGTCTATTTTGTTTAATTGGAACTAAATTTTCAAAAATATCTAATCTATAATTTTTATTCATAAATTCTTTTGCATATTCAACAGCCTGTTGTTCTGTTCCACCTATTTTATAAACAGTATTTGCAACTCTTGTTATTGAATCAGATATAAATCTTATGTTATCTGGATCTGTTGATAACCATCTACTTTGAACGCTATTTGTTGCTGCTTTAATTTGTGCATCAGAAACAATTTTAGATTTATATTCTGGAGTATTAATATTTTTTTCTAAATCTCTAATAGCAACAGCTGCTTGTTGTGGAGTATACTTTAAAGTTGATCTTATAAAATCATATCTGTCATAAAATTCAATTTCTTTTTTTTCAAGATTCATTGTTGTTTCTAAAAAATTTCTACCACCTTGATCTATATATGTTCTATAAGTTTTGTACCCAGCTTCAAGCATTTGTTCATTACCAGTCAAACCAATATTTACATAACCAGATCTAATAGCTTCTTTTTGTATTGGATTTGAAATATTATTTCTAATAGATAATTGTGTTATTTGTGGCTGTGTATATAAAGGTGTTCCATCTGATTTTTTTCTTTGAGAAACAACTACCATTGCTTTTTCTAGATCTTCTTTTTTTAAATCTTTAAGCTGACCAGATTTAGCAAGAAATCCTAATTCATTTTCAATAACTTGTGCTGCGTTTTCAATTTTAATTTCATCTTGGAATTCTTTAAATCCTTTTTTATATAATTCCATTCTTTTTTCAGCAGTTAAGAATTTGCTTGATTCTATATCTTGAAGTTTTGTTAATGCAGTTTTGTAATCTTTCTTAGCAAAATCCATATCAATACCCATTTCAAACATTGAAGCATTTGATTTCTTTAAATCTTCTTGCAATTTTATTGGACCATCATTGGTATAAAAATTTCTATTAACAATATTATTATCAATTTGTGATTTTAAAATATTTCTTTCATTTTCATCTGTTGTTAAAAAATATTTAGACATAAGAGATTGTTGCTCTGTATTCCAAGTATTATTAAATTGTATATCTAATTGATCTCTAGATCCTTTAGTTACTTTTGCAGATCTTGTTACAAACTCTAGATTTAATTTATCTTCTAATATTTTGGCAGCAGCTTTGTTTTGCATACTAGAAATCTTTTCTTTTTTTAAAAATTCAAACTGTTGTTTAAAAGTATCTGTTGCTTGAGAAGGATCTATATTTTGAATAGCACCTTTTTCAATCTTATCTAATTCTAAATCTAATTCTAAATAGTTTTTAGTTGCTTCAGTTTTATCTTTGATAGCTTGTTCTCTTGCATAATATTCTGATGCAGCATCTAATACACCGGCAACTGCACCAAATTGAGATCCAGCTTTTTCAACTGGAACTTGAAACTGAGCTCCAATAGATGGAACTTGTGCTGTTGGTCTTTGTTCTGCTTCAAATGTAGGAATCTTTGGCATTAAAATGATCCTTCAGTTGCTGTTAAATCTCTATTTGCAAAAGGATTTGGAATGTTTGATAATAAACTTTTACCAGCAGAAGATCCTGCAAATGTTGTAGCACCTTTAAATAAGGTTGTCATTGCAGCAGCTTTTCCTTGTTGTCTAGCAAACTGTCCCTGTATTCTATATAAGTTACCAGCTTCTCTTCTTTGTGCTGCAGCAACTTGCGAGTTATAAGTTATAGTATTTCTTTCAACTTCTGCTTCCTCAGCATTAGCTCTTAATATCTTTAATCCAGTTCCACCTAATTCTACACCAGATTTTAAAATTCTAGTTGTTGTTTGTGATTGTAGTTGTGCAAAATTTTTATCAAATCTTGCTATATCAAATTCTTTTTGCTTTTCAATTTGCTGAGCTTCTTGCTCTGCAATTTGTGCATTACGATTTTGTATAGCTTGATTGTATTTACCAGTAGCACTTTGTTGTTGTGCTTGTGCAACACTTAATCCAAATGATCCTACTGCTAAAGCTGTTTCTAGTCCCATTAATATATCCTTGCCATTCTGTAATGATCACTACCATCAAAGCCATAGTGTTTCATTAACCCTTCATTTTCTAATCCTAACCATTTAGCAAATCTAATTCCAATTCCAAAGTCAGCTCTAACTGCTGTTTGTAATCTTTTAATATTATTAGATGTTGCAAGATAATCTATATTTTGCTTTACAGCCTTTGCAATAGTTATAGGATAATTCCAAACTTCTTTTTTAGCAATAAACCAACCCTCAGCAACATTACCCCATATTCTTTTCATACCTGCTGCAGCTATTACTTCATCATTAATTAATCCTGTAAATGCTAAATGCTCTTGTTCTAAATCCATACATTCTTTATTGGTATCATTAATAATAAACTTTGCATCTTTTTGAGTAAGCATATGGTTCATTTGTGATTGCATGATTATTTTACCATGATTTTGTTTATAAGGAATTATAATTAGTTTATTAGTCATTTGTTACCAGTTCAGGATATAACGATAAAATTGTTAAAGGTAAAGGTTGAGTTTGTCTTACATAGATAAAACCATCTGTTTCATAGTTACCTCTAAACTCTATTTCCTTATCACCTGTAAATGCTGGGATAGCTTGATCCATAGGAGTCGCAGAAGATCTAAATGGTATTGATTCCATATTAGATAAATTTGATCCAACCTCAACACCTACTGTTTCAAATAATCTTAATGATATATTAAATATTCTTTTTGTTTTAGCTTGTGATGTACCATTTTGAGCTCCAGCATCTATTCTCATAGTTTGTAATAATGATGTATATGATAAACCAACTTTAACTTTAGTTGATGGTCTTGCTAAAGTAATTGAGCCAGATGATACAACTCTATCTGGATGAGTAGAGCCATCAGCTAGAACAGATACAGTTTGTCCCTCAAGATGAGATAAGCCTGATATAGTTGTTGTTGAAGCTCCAGAATAAGATAATGATGAATCTAAGAAATTAAATGTTGTGTTATCTGTTTCTGTAAAATCAAATGTATTTATATATTCAACATATCTTTTTGTTGATCCATTAATTGTACGTTTAATAATAACCCATGTTTGATATTCTTTGTCATCTGTTGGAATTGTTGCAATAGATTCACACACAGCAATACCTGCACCAAATGCACCGCCAAATATATGTTGATGCCAAGCAACTACTTGTTGTTCTCTTTGATAAGTTAAACCAACTAATCTTCCATCTTCTCTTACACACCAAATAATTTGATTAGGTTCTTGTTGGTATGACATTTGATTAATTCCTGATTCAGAAATATGCTCAGCAAGAATAGTCATGTCTGGTGCAACATAACCATCTACGTCAAAGTTATAAGCTAGTTCTCTAATCTTTCTTTTAGCACGTTGTAAAAACAAAGTTACGTTACCTACTGGAATAGCATCTAAATTTGCACAACCATGGTTAGATTGTTTCTTAATTAAAATATTTGTTGGAGTTACAGGATCATCTGTACCACCTCCTGATACTGAAAACTCACCACCTACTGTTCCTACAATTAAAGTTCTTGTTGCAGATAAAAATCTAATTGCATTAACTTGGTTAGAAGCAATCGTGTAAGTTATTGCATCATCATCTGCTACTGTGCCATGATAATTTTCATCAAAGTTTTCATAATCACCAGACTTAGAAAAGAATAATGTTTGTGGTTGAGTTGTTGTTCCTGCAAATACTAATCTTTGTTCATAGAAAGATACGCAAGAAGGATAACCAGTTGTTCCAGACCAAGCACCTAATGACCAATCAGTTGTTGTTGCTGATGAACCTAGATCATGTAAAACTGTTCCAACTACTACTGTTGTGCTTGTTACTGATGTTATTTTAAGTAATCCTGATGATCCATGTATGTGAATAAATCTACCAACATCAGTTGATTGAAAGCCTGTGTTATTATTTATACCTGTTGTTGATGAAGCTGTGATAGTTGATGTTGTTCCAACTCCTGTATGAGAAGCATTAAATGTTGTTGTTGTTATATTATGATCAAGCATTGGACCATGATCAAATGCAACTGTTGTTAAAGTCCAAGATGTATGTCCAGTTCTAGATAATTTTCTAGGTTCGTAATTTGGATGGCAAATGTACATTACATCTGCTGATTGTGCATATTTTAAATTAGGAAGATCTGCTTCTAAATAAGGTGTAGATATTTCATAAGGTGAACCACCTGATAATATAATTCCACTGTCTTTATAAAAGCGAATATATTGATTACCAAATTCTAAAATGTAAGTTTGTGTTGTAGAAAATTCAAAAGGAATAAGTCTAGTTTTTTTTGTACTATCTTTTACTTCTCTAACAAATGTTGTTCCCGGTCTTCTAGCTGCAGATCCATGAGGATAGACAACCATGTTTTGTAATGTCTTACAACCTGATGCATATTTAGCTAAATCATTTCTACCATCTAAACGTGGTGATAATTCTCCAGCAGTGAAGTTTGTTAATTGTACCGCAACTCGTGCCATTGCTTAGTACCTTGAGTTAATGAATGAACCTGCGTCTATTATGTCTGCTAAACCATTATCTAATAATGTATTCTGTCCCTCAGTAGCATCTACAAATCTAGCATCTTTTAATTTCTCTTGGTATAGTGAATACATTTGTTGTGCTACAGGATTAGAAGATGTGATAGCATAAGCGATATCAGCAGCTAGTGCTGAAGATATTACTTCTCTTAATAGTTCATCATATTCATTTGGATCTTCAATTCTAGCAATGTATAAAATTTTCATTGAATTTATATTTGTTAGAATTTTTCTACCTTCAACTTTATAATCATAATCATAATCTAATATTGTTAATAAGCGTAAGCAGTCAGATGGTAATGTATATTGATATGTGTAACCCCAAGCTGGAGTTGCTGTGTCTGATGCTAATTGAATTCTTTTTTGTAAACAGTTCCAAGGATGATGTCTGAATACTGCATCTCTAACATTTGCATATCTTGCATTGCAAAGTCTTGCGTTCTTAGAATCTTCTGTAAGTGATAAGATTGTTGATGCACCTAATTGATTTAAAGCACCATTACAAATTTCTACTATACTTGCCATGTTAGTCTTTCTTTATAATATATTTGCGTCTTAATTGTCTAGGTTTAACTAAAGCAAATATCTCAGCTTCTGTTAATTCCAGATCTTTATCAAAACCATGATGTGTAGTTGATGTATGTTTAAATCTATCAACTAAAACATAACGATAGATATAATCTTTATTTTGGAAATGTAAAATTGTTTTTATTTCGTTTAGTTTTTTCATTGTAAGATGGTGGGGATTGCTCCCCACCAAATGCGTATATTACGCTTCGTATGCTTGAATTTGAACTACTTTAGCTTCTTCCATTCTTGTAGCACCGAATGCTGAAGAATAGTAAACTTGAGTAGCGTAACCTTTATCAGATCTCTCATCAATTCTAGCAGTTACATCTTTTCCTACAGCAAGAAGGATACCATCTTGTGCGAAAGCGATACAATCTCTCTTAGAACTTGCTAAGTTTAATCTGTTAGAAACGATAAAGTTAAATCCTAAGAATGAATTAATATCACCCATAGCAAGTGCTTTAACAGTGTTAAAGTCGCTTGAAGTAACTTCAGTTGTTCCTAATAAGTCATCGATTTGTTTTGGACCAACTACGATAAATCTTGGAATAGAAGGATCTACATCCCCTAAGTCTAAGATTTTCTTAGCTTGTCTTAATTTAGCAACTGATAAACCAGCTGTACCTGCTTCTAGGATTTTTTGTCCATTTGGCAATACAGTTGATGTTCCACCGGCAACGCCAGTGAATGCAGTTCCAGTTGCAGCAGCGATGATAGCATCGTCCATAGCTCTTCCCATTGCGTAAGCAGCAGCTTGTGCATAAGAAGAAGTTGGATCTGCTAACATTCTTACTTTATCTAGATCGTCAATTAGATCAGCGAATTCATAATCAACAAGAGAAACTCTACGTCTTGAATGTGGAGTATCAGCCTGTGGAGTATCTGAATGTCGGCTTGATCTTACTGTAGCAGTAACGCTTCCGATTTGATCAAAGAAAGCATTTTTACCTACTACTGACTCAACTCTAACCTTATCTCTTAAAAGAGATCCAGATTGTTGAGATAACATTTGTATATTAGCAGAGTACTGCTCTACAAATGCTGTAGTTATTTGTGTAGACATTTATTTTTTATCTCCATTTGTAATTAAAGTTAATTCATCCACATGACGAATTAACAAAGTTTAAAACAATCAGAGAAGTTCTCCATTTATTCAATAGGCTCTCTTGCATTTAAAGTCTGTTAGACTCAAGTCTTTCCTAGTGTCATGTGAGGTTCTTTTGGAATTGTCCCACAACTAATAGATGATTGTTTTATGACCACCTATTAGTTGTGTACTATTATAAAATTAAAATATTTACAATATATAATTTTATGCGTGTAGCATTTCTCTTAAAGCTAACACCTGATTAACTACTTTTTGGTGATCTGGGTGCATTTTATTCCAATAAGCACCTTGTCTATCTGTAGTTAATTGTCTTATTTCGCCTTCAATATCTCTAGGCTGCATTGCTTCATTACCTTCAGCACCGACAATTTTGTCTTCTGAAAGTAGATTAGCAATGTTAGCAAATGCTTTTATAATCTTAGGATTATCTCCAAGTCTAGAACCATCTCTTAATTGAGTATCTAGAAGTTCTGGTTCTAAGTAAGTCTTAGCAACAGCAGATGCTTTTCTTAAGTTATCATCATAAGCTCTACCCCACTCTGATCTAAGTTCATTAGCAGCTTGTTCTTGAGCATATTCCATATTCACTGACATTTCTTTTGCAGAAGATTCTAATGTATTTTTATAGAATTCTAAAATGCCTTGAGCTTGTTTATTATTTAAACCTAGCTTGTGAGCATTCTGTGCAAAGCCTTTGATTACATTTTCATCAACAGGAGCTACATCAGTTTTAAGTTCTAATTTATATTTATCAGGCGACTCTGGTCTACCTAATTTATTATAAACTTCATTCCACTGTTCGTCTGTTGCAGTCTTTCCCGGTAATGGAATCTTATCTGTACCAATCATAGATACAGCATTGATGTAGCTTTTAGCTAGTGCATCAATTTCTGTAAACTTTTCTATGTTTGGATTTGTTCTGTATTGCTCAGATATAGATTGTTTCCAAGATACAGGTTGTGTGGATTGTGTTGTTGATTGTGTTACTGTTGCTGTTGTTTCTTTTGTTGGTTCAGTCGCAACAGGCTGAGTTACCTCAGTTGTCTGTATTTGTTCTGACATTTTATTTTCCTTTTAGTTTGTCATTAAGCAGCATGTTTTTAATAAATAGAAGAACGCTGCGTTGTCCCTCCATATATGCACTTTCATGACTATCACCTCTTACATTTGTGGTAGCATTATAGTGGCATCTCTTTTCTAAATCAGACATAACTTTCTTACCTTCGTCTGACTCAAATACTAATTTATAAAATTCTTTTAATTGATTTAATTGATTCTCTTCCATTTATTTTCCTTTCAGTTGTTATTCTTGTGGTGCTACTAATGCCTTGGCTTCCTCTGGTAGTGCTTTAGCAAGTGGTGCAATTTGACCACCAGCTTGAGCTAGTTGTTGTAACTGTTGCATTTGCATTTGTTGATCTTGTTGTTGTTGTTTCTGTTGTCGCATAGCATTAACTTCTGCTTTTGAATTTAATACTTTAGCAGGAACTCCAACAATCTCAGCTAAGTGAGTTACTAGATTATCAATATTAACATAATCAAATACTGGAGCAACATTTGATAATGATCCAAATATTTCAATAGCTCTCATAATAGATTGTAGTTCAGAAGATCTTTGTGCTTTAGCAAGAGGCGACACATATTCAATTTGAATATCTTTGCCAGATAAAAAGTCAGGAACTTTTCTAAATAACTTTTGTCTAAGCATAATAGCAAAAGTTCTATCAATTAATGGTCTTAATAATTCTGATTGTAATCTTCCAAGAACTGGACCAAGTAATCTCATCTTCTCTTCATTACGTTGAATAACTTCTGTTGCAGTCATCTGTGGACCATTCTGCATCATTAATTGATTTACATAGAATGCATCTCTAATAGCACCTCTTCTTTGCTCTTCCATGTTTAAACCTAATGGATTATTTGCACCAATGTTTAATGGTTCAATTCTATCTCTTGTACCAGCTCTATAAAAATTTAATCCACCCGGTACTGTTCTTACTGGTAATATAAATCCATCATCAGGAACTAATAGTGGAGGATCAACTTGTTTCTGTGCAGCTTTAATAGTTGTCTTAGACATTTCATTTAACATCTTAACATCTGGTAAAGCAGTC